TTTCTAAAACATATTCATAATCCACATTATAAAACAAACAAAATCCGGCTACTATTTCAACTATATCAAAGTCTAACTTTCGACTTGCAGTGGCTTTTTTTTTCCGTCTTTTACGCTATCTTTTGCCTCTTTGAGCCTTTCCATCGTTTCTTCAATGCTCATATCTGCGAATATGTTGTTAATGATGGCAGTATAAACATCAACATCAAGTTCATTTAATAATTCATCTTCATTTAATTTTGGTTGGCGAATTTTAAAAATGTCTATAAGAACATTTATACCTTCTTCCATTTTAATAATGGGATCATCGCCTTGATTACATTTCAGAAGTCTCAAATATAATTTAGTAGGCAATCCACTTGGAATCTTATAAACCTTTTCGCCAACCTGAATAACTTTGTCTTCTTTTTTTAATAAATTTGTATTCAATATTTCTGACATAAAACCTCTTTTAATAGTCTTCTGTTGCGTTATTTACTTTAATCTGACATACATAGCTTGTTGTCGTATCTTTTATTGCTGAAACGTCAAGTTCCTGATTTATAGCCTCTATGCTTCCTACCTGCGGATTAACGTTGTTAAAATAGCAGCAAGGAATATTGATTGACATCGAATAAGTCGAAGCCGCTGCGCTTAATGTAACGCCGGTATCAAGTATAATCTGTATTGCAGTTTTTGTAGCCTGAATAAACCTATTGTATGACGTAAGCGTGTCAAACTGCTGGTTAAGTTTTAATTTAACGTCCCTTCTTAATGGCGGCATTGCGTACACATAAGGTGATCCGAGAACCCTTTGTTCAGCAAGGTTATTTGCTAACGTAAACTCGAATCCTGTTATATACTCTGTGCTGACTGCTGATATTGTAGCACCTGTGTTGAATGTAACCCCTGAAAAATTCAACGGGTTTATATTCGTAAAACTTGCCGTCAAACTATCCGATGAGCTTGTGCCGTATCTTCCCATCAGTTCAAAAGTAGCAGTAATTGGAGAGCCAACTTCCCCTTTGATGGTCATGGTATTTACTCTCATGCCTTTGTACTGCCACTGGTTAGTGAGTCCTCTACGAACCGTCACAGTTAAGCCTTTAACATCATCGGCTGAGCTTGTGCCTTTGTTGTCTTCCATGTTGCCAACATTTAACGTATGCGAGTACGCGCCCACAGCCGTAAGTGTCGCGCTCGAGCACGTCCCGCCCATAGCCTGTTTCATCAGATAAATAAAACCGTCTGCGGCTATGTTAAGTGGAGCTTCAAGTGATCCGCTGACTGTCACATTACCTGTCATCCTGCGGGTAAAGTCTCTTGTCGTGTTAATCTCTTCTCGTCTTTGTTCTTCGATTTCTTTAATAAATCCTTCAGACGTAAATTCTACAAAAGTAGTAGCTGTCTGAACTGAACTATATGTTGATTCTTCGGCAATGCCGATATACGAATCATAACCTAAAAATGGAGTGCCGTTACCTACTGACATCTTCGTTCACCTCTTCTTTTTTAGTTTCTCTTACAATTACGAAACTATTTTTTCTTCCGTTTTTTACTTTCAATAGGTGTCTGCCTTCGCTATCGCTTACTTTAATTATGTTATCACCCGAAGGTAATGTAACGCCTCCGCTGTGATACTTTAAATAAGGGATTACCATAGGCCTGTGATCTACGTATTTAATTTTCATGCAGCCTCCTTAAATACATCAGGAGGCAACGTCTGAACTATCACGCTTGCAACCTGATTATCTTTTAAAACCTGCTGTAATTTATTTTCTCCTTCCTGAGCCGTAACAACTATCGGCACAATACGAGTCTGTATAATATGATTAAATTCCTGCTCTGTTAGCTTGCGCTGTACTGAGTCTTTAAGTACTTTTTTTATGTCCCTATATCCTACGTTTAGAAGTCCGCCCTTTGAACACTTAAAAATCTTTCTTTTCTGCGGAGTTAAAATTCCATTTACAAAATCACTCATCCACCTTGCGGAAAATAAAAGGTTCTGCGATGTACAGACAAGCTCTCCATTCGTGTCTATAAGCTGATTGTGGTTCATATACCAACGTTTATCTGAATCCTCGCCGCAATAATAGTTATCGTTCTGTCCCCAGCAGAAACCATATCCAATAAGATAATATTCATCGTATAACAAGTAAGTTGAAGCATGTACTAAAACACTATTCCCGACATTACTGGAAGCCTTTACGAACTCCCTGCATCCGCTTATTGGAGCGAATATTTCTTCTGTTTTGATGTTGTCCTGATTAACAAAATAAACAACATTCCCTTTCCAGTTCTTAGCCCATTCAGGATTTGCGGTAACGTTCATCATCAGGCAGATTCCTTTTGTCTGCTCAATGTAAGGTTTGCACCATTTATTGTAGTCAATTCCTGCATCTGCCAAGTAAACAAAATTCGGCTTAATGCCATGATTCAACAAATAGCCCATTGCCTTATCGATACTAAGGATGTCTACCGATTCATTCTTCTGTTTAATATCGTCTATCCGATATTCAAGTTCCGGTGAATAAGCTACACATATAGCCTTACGACCTACGCCATGGCCATAGAGCCTTTGATTGCTTATTCCTTTCTGACGCATTATCTCACCGTTTTCTTTAGCGTGTGAACGCCATGTTCCTTCCCACTGCTTCATTGCGCCTTTACTCTGTTTGAGTACTTCCGCCTGACTTAACATTTTAACCTCTTCTTTTTATTCTCAATTGTATTTCCGATCTGGCGTTATAGCCTTCATCGGTTATATAGTTTGTCCCTGTGATCAAACAGGAATCAACTGTATTCGATAGTGTTATATAATTTCTTAATAAATTGTGGATATTCTGAGTAAGCTGAATCATTTCATTGTCGATCTCTTCGCCGTCTTCGCCAGTTCCCTGTCCGTAGTCTGTGACAGCCACAATATTAAATTCCGCTTCCGTTTCACGTCTTGCAGTCATTCCCATCGTAATATGATCATCAACAGTGCTTGCCAATTCAACAAATATAGCAGGATAATTTATATTAAGTACAGGCTGACGCTTTGAATTGCCGCCTGTTATATAAGCAACTTTACTTGTCATACTCGCGCTTACATTATAAGAGCTTGTGTTAGTGTTGTTCTTATCAATGAGATTCTTCAGACTGTTTTTTATGCTTAATATATTAACTGCCATACTATCCTTTTATATAACTTAATAAGTCTGTCAAGAATTTTACTCTTAACTTAGAATTGATCCACATAAAAGAACGAATTGGAATATATTTTGTGCCGTACTCATGGAACTTAGCATACTTCTTTTTTGTGAATACTCTTGCTTCTTCATTGTTTGCCGCCCATCTTATTGATGTCCTAAGCTGTCCCGTATCCCTTAATAATTTAGAACCGCCCTTGTGCCGTTTCCCTGATCGCTCTTTTTTAAGTGGTTTCCATGGGCTCCCATCTTCATCTGTCTCAACATTAAAACTGTTCAACACATCTTTCCATGCCTTCGCGCCTATTACGTCCATTGCGGTCTTAGGATATTTAGCCCGTTCTTTCATCTGCTCAAATCTACGATTAACAACTTTTAACGCTGATGTATCAACGGTTATCACTTACACTGTCCTCTAAATCCTCGTCGAATTTCCATTCTAAATCACTATCAATATCAAAGAATGGCTGATAATTCATTGTGTTGGAACTGACCTGATCCATAACCTCTTCTTCCTGTGAAGGAACTGCGCTTCCACTTGTATCTACTAAATCAATGTCTCCGTTCTGAATTTCATTCAAAAATTCAAGAGCATTATTCTTGTGTTCTTCTACCCATTCATTTTTGTTCTGCGCATCCTGTGAATAAAACGACCTCATTGTATAATAGCAGGTTATGTCTTCCGCTATTGTCCGTATGAAAGGCGGAACGGCGGTACTCGTAAATGGAACTGAATACCGCCTTGCGCACTTGCCATTGATCAATCCATCTACTCTGCGAATATGTACATCAATGGTTACAGCACATTGAGAATATCCTGTTGCCGTACTTGTGGCCGGCAATTTCGGCAACATTGCATATATAGCTGTAATTGAACAATAAGCCATTTATTTACCTTTCTTTTTTGACTTTGATGCTATTGTGTAAATAACTTTGTTGTTTTTATACATGCCCGTAAGCCTGCTTTTAACAACGCCGTTATGATACGTAACATGCTCAATTACCTTTTCTTTATCGTTCCCTTTCGGATCACGAAAATTACGTTTCTCGATATCGACCTTTTTAATGTTCTTATCCTGAAACGCCTGTTCATTGAACTTCGTTACTTTAGCATCTTCTTTTTTTCTTTCAGCTTCGATTTGCTTTTTTTCAATAATATTGTCCATATTTACCTCGTTATATTAACGCTACTGTCTTAAACAGATAAGCGGTTAAAGTACAGATCACTTTCGGTGATGCTTTATACTCAACTTCGACCCAGTCTGCTCTGATCTTGTCGTCCCAGTATTTATAAACGTTGTACGGAACGCCGTGTTCTCTTACTCTCATAAGATTAGCGGTCGTCAACTTCTTAATCCCGGGTACGCCCTCGAAATAAGCAAACAGCGCATCCGATGGCCATATAGCAGTTGATGTAGCCGCAAGTCCTTCCTGGTTTGTTTCGTACATTGCCGAACCAACAAGAAACTGAGAAACGTCGAACATGCTTGCAAGAATCTGTTCCGTAAGGATCTGATCTTTTGTATATGCAAGTCTGTTATAAACATTCGCATTTTCTTTCAGTGCTGCAAGTACAGCCCAGTTAGTAATAACTGTATTCGGTCTTTTCCCGGAAACACCCAGGATAAAACCTGTCGCACTAAGTCCGTTCTGAATAGGAGCGGATGTGGTCGTGTTATAGTTCCAGCTTGTCGCGGTTGTTAAAGTCGCGTTATTTCCGAAAGTAGTAGTAGTGAAAAGAAGATCTGAAACAGTTTTCTCCATTCTCATCTGTAACTTATCAATCAGAAATTCGGTTGTATCAACATCCAGCGAACCGGGCAGATCGGAATTCGCTCTGTCTTCTGCTGAAATATTGTCTTTCAACGCCCTCTTATCAAGATGATAAGTAGATGTCGATGCGCTCCAGCTTACTTGATTTGCAGGAGCTTTATTCCCCCTGAAATCCTGCTCGAGCCTGAAATCTTTATTGTAAATCCAGTACTCACCTGAGTCCTGTGTTACAAATACATCCTTCATGAATTTCGGATAAATATATTCCGAATTCATGAATTTTAAAGACACATTAGATAATGCTTTTGATATACTTAATGAACCTTCTGGCATAATATTCCTCCTATGTAGCCGCTAATGTTACGTTGTTAAACGGATAAGGTGTTGGATTAACGAACACTGAAATAACGCTGTTTGTTGAACCATCTTCCAGAGCCCTTCCCAAAATAACGAAATTAGTAGATGTGATATTTGCTGTCTGAGTCTGAGCATAGCCAACAGGCTCAATATGTCCGCGTCTTGTAGTAGTTGAAATTCCTCTATAAGCTGCGACAAAACTAAACGCCGGTACTGAGCAAGCGCATATTGCCTTGCTTACGCCGAACATTCTAACCGTACAATACTGACTTGTAGCTGACAACTGATTTGACTGATTTATACCAATCGCATAATGAGCATTGTTGCTGCCTGCGGTAGTAGAATCATTCGTAACGTATGCGGTCATGTCTGCGCTGGTAGTTGTCTCGCCCGCGCCTACTGCAAGAAACTGACTTGTTGAAGTCAGAAGACTTGCACCGGCATTAAATGTCATATCAAATTCCTGACCAGTTCCTTTAATAGCCATAGTTAAACCTCCTTAACTGCTTTGAAAGCATAATTGTAAGCTTCTTTGTAAGATGCATCTTTATGCTCTTTCATATATTCTTCGATTTTCTCAACGATCTTTTCATCCTTCTCTTCGTCTTTCATCTCTGAATATTTTTTCGGCTTTTCAGTCTGCTTTGATTTCTCGCCTATTTCAACGAGTTTCGGCATTCCTTCTACAAGTCCTTTTACAGATTCAAAATCTTTACCAGCTAATGCGGTATATTTTTCGACCTGCGCGGGGAGTATCTTGCAGTCGGCAACTGCCTTTTCGATAAAGGATTTTATTTCCTTATCTTTCATTTCTTTATGGCTATTTTCAATAGTTTCTGTCAGTTTTTTGACCTGTCCTTCAAGATTAGATATTGAATCTTTATACTGTTTGATTTCGCTTTCCTGTCCCTGAAGTTTCAGTTCATATTCCTTGACCTTGCCTTCCATTATGGAATAAATCTTATCGTCCATGTTGTTATCCTCTTCATGGTAAGTTTTTAATTGTTCATATTCAAGTTTGTTTTCAGTATATAACGCTATAAAATCATCAAGATTTGATACAGCCGGAGTGTCCGCCCCCAAGAGAGCAACCGCTTTTAATACTCGTCTGTACTTCTTCTCGTCAATCTTCAGATCCCAGTATATTTCAGAACTGAAACGCCCGTAAGCCTTTTTGTCAATCAGTTCTTTAACTTTCCTCGGTATGCCCTTGAAATCTGCTACCAGTTTCTTCCCTACACGTTTAAGATTAACAACCCATCCAGCCGCCGGTAAGCCGTCCTTCTGTAAAAGAACCTGCTTGTCATTGTGTCCGAGTTTCAGGTAAGGTTTAACTTCATTCATTAACAGTGAATGAGCTTCAACCATATCATCTAAATCTTTCTCCGTGTATTCTTCGCCGTTCCATTTTCCGACAGAGAATATCTCAACATCATTAACATCAAATGTTTCAGACGGCTTGAAATCCTTGTCTTGTTCCGGCATTATTTCTTCCTCCAACCTGTGGCAACAAATCTCGCTGTACAACTTGCTGTTGCGATCGCCATACTTACAGTTCCGGTTGTGGTAGTTCCGCAATTAAGCCCTGCCCCGAAATTTAAATTATACGTTGTTACCGGGCCTGCGGTCTGTGTCGGGAACTGTGTTATTACATCAGTACCGGCATAAAGCGTAACGTCTGAACTACCTGATGCAAGCGACAAATTGACTTGAATGAAGTCAAGAATAAAATCATCTGATGCCGTAGCTGATGCAAAGATAGCAAACGCTCCAAGCGTAGTCTTGCTGCCTGTAGTCTGTAGCCTTTCCCATCCGGGAGAGATATCTGTCTGCTTTCCCGTGAAAGGGTTAAATCTAAAAGCTGTTATTGTATTTGTGAGAGCCATTTTGTTCTCCTAACTTAGAATTATTTCAACGTGTTTATTT